GTATAAAACAGGATCTGTATTTGATATGTGAGCTCTTACTTCACTTGCACTAGGCCCTGTGTATGTGAATACACCACTAGTGTTGTTGTAAGATAAACTGCCATCGCCACCAGTATCATTTACACTAAGAGCAAGTAATACTTGGTCAATATCTGCTACAGCAATATTTGATACAACAATGTTTGCAGTATCATTAGTTACTGTGACTGTATTGTTACTGCTGTTTACAGTTACATTTGGAGTTGTTTCTGTGATTACTATATTAGCCATTATATCTCCTTAACTTGTTGCTGTTACAGTTATAGTGATATCGGCCGCACCACCACCACCTAAACTGCTGTCTAGAATGTTGATAGTGTCTCCAACTACATAGTCTGATCCTCGTGTTAGTATGTCAAATTCGCATACACCATTGGCTAAGACTAATGCTTGGAAAGTAGCACCACTGCCTGTTTGTCCTGTTGATGCACTTGGTCCACTAGTAACACCAGTAACACCTGAGTATGTGCCTGCTGTTCTACTTGCATCGGCTGTGCCTGCACCTGTAAATGTGCTAATTGCACCTGTGCCAATTGGTAAAAATACGTTGCTTAATCTCGGATTTCCAACTGTGACACCTGGTTCGTATCGTTGTATAAGAGCATATCTATGGCTTTCAACTGTTGCTGGTGTTGTCCCACTATCACTCCATGTAACACTTACAACATTGATTGGCACATTGGCTCTTGCATCTGGTTCAATTGGACCAGTATATATGTCTGCAGGAATAGTAATGTTTACTGTTCCGTCTGCGTTACTTACTGGGTTTACGTTACCTGCGCCTATTGTGACATTGGCAAAAGTTCCTACAACATTACTGTTAGTAAAGTTAGGCTGACCGTCTGCCGCGTTATAAGTTAATGTATCAACTACGATTGTTTGGCTTTCTACACTAAATGAATAGTTGTATATGTTAGCCGGAAAGTCGTACTGATATGTTTTTTGTGTTGATGGGAAATTTTCTGCTATAACTACGTTATTAGCACCACCAATATATTGTGAAAATGATAGTAATCTACCTGCCATTGTGCTCTCCTGTTGGAAATGTGTAAGGAGAGTGTTCTCTCGTTACTTTCTATGCTTGTATTTATCGAATTCTTAAGAATCTGGTAGTGTAAAGCCAAACTCTGCGGCGTATTCGTCTATATTTACAAATTCATTGTCTACTACAATAACTCTGCCAGGCATTCCTTGCCAAACGTTGTCGTCATCAAATAAATTAGTAATTATTCCTTCAATTAGGTATTTGTTTTTGTGTTGTTCGCTCATATCTTCATATCCTTAACTTGGTTCAGTGGGCCATGTAACAGAATCTCCATGATTTAAATTACTGTAAGTTAAATCTCTAAGTGCTTGTCTGTATGTTTGCCATTCTGCTTTCTTGCTGTCACTTAGTGGACTGTCAGCACCTTGTGTCCAATCACTTGCTAATAATCTAGCATTTCTTTGTTCTTTTATTTCTTCTCTAAATGGTTTCATCAAAGGTGAAGGTCTTTTTACAACACTGAATGGTGTTGTTGTTAAATCTAACTTTTGTGAACGTTCACTTAAGAACAAACCAGTTAGTTCAGTTGCTTTTTTCCATGCCATAGGAAAACTAGGATTCTTAGTAACTAATTCATCTGCTTTGCCATCATGTCTAAGGTTTTTAGCATAAAAAATATCACCTGTTGTTTTGTTATAAAATATATACTGTTCCATTAGAAGAAACCTCCTATATCTAAATAAGAATCTGACTTACTGATACGTTTGTCTGAATTAGTTACGTCTACTCTTCTACCACTACCACTGTCAGTTAAATTTGTGTTTGCCCAGTTACCTACTGTAACGTTTGCAGGAATATATTGCAATACATTACTGGCTGGAGGTGCACTACCGCCTACTGCTACAATGTTACCTCTTGCCCTACTAACTTCATACTTAAAGTTATCATCAAATGTGCCCAATTGTGTTATGCCTGTGCCTTGAATACCACTTCCTAGAACAATTTCACCAATATTGCTTATGCTGGTGTTTGCAGTCATTTTACCATCTGGTGCAACATCTACTGCTTTATATTCTATTGTTCTAAATGGTAGATAAGAAATAGCGGCGTTGCCATCTGCTAATGTGGCGCCATAGGGAACCATATTGTTCACAGCACTGAATATACCTTCATCAATAGCACCTACGTCAACAATAGTGTTTGCTGTAACCAATGCGGCATCTGTTTGTAATTGCACATTACTTGTTGCACTATTTGCCATGCTGGCATTGAAACCATCTTCTTCTACTTGTAATCCTGCCTGTACTGGTCCAAGTAGACCTCTGTCAATTTTACCTTTTGGTGCAAGTGTTATGTTAGGTGCAGTTGATATTGCTGTTGTTTGTCCAAAAGGATTAATCATACTTAAATCTATGTTAGCAATAAAGTCTGGCAGTAAAGGCCCAACACTAAAACTTTGGTCTTGTAAAGCAGGGTCTGGTATAGGTAAACTTACATTTATTTCTTCACCCGGAGTAAAAGTAGTGTTACCTTTTGGTGGTTTGATTGGTATAATTGTAGGTGGCATATTCACAATAGTGTTTGCTACTGTACTGCTAACAGGATTTACATTTGCAACAATCTCACTAATATCTGGAATGTCTGGTATAGTGATAGGGAAGTTTATACTTGGTAGCATACCAAATCCTGAACCAATACCTATACCACCGATACCAATGTCAATGTTACCTATGTCTATGTTTGCAATAACATTGCCATCTGGTGGATTTACAATGTTTGCAGTATTTGATGTAGGATCATCTACAATAGTAATGTTACCTATAATGTTTGAAATGTCACCATAATCTACGTTACCGTATATATCCCACCATGCAGGTATACCACTAAGTCCTAAAGCACTATCACTTGCTATAGTGTTATGTGCATAAATGCTGTCATCATATTCTAACAATGTAACTTTTGCACTAACATAACCAGCATCATTTTCTACTTCGCTGACTTTCATAACTCTAAACAGTTTTTCACTGAATCCATACAATGTGTTAGTAACTTTTACTACATCACCAACGTCTACTACTAAAGCACTATAGTCAGCACTAAACTGAACTGTTGTGCTTATTCTACTTTGACGTAAATCAATGTTTGCTAAGTTATGCACTCTTGGTGCGTCATTAACTAGATTATATCTAGTACCTAAACTGTTGTCTGGTTCATTTGTGTTTCTATCACCACTAGGTGTGTCAATTATAGCAACCTTTGTTTGGTCTTCTTGTTCTACACTAGGGTATTCTGCTTCTACTTGGTTGTATAAACTGTATAATTCTGTTGATGTAATTTCTATACTACTAATAATGTTGTCATCATTAAACACAAAAGCCGCATTTTTTTCTGCTGTTGTGGCTTCTCTGTTTGGCACAACTTTAAACTTACCTGTTTTGTTGCTGTATGTAAAAAACGTTGCACAACTTTGGCAAATTTGGTCTATGTTGTCTAAACATGCTTGATATGTTGATAACACACCGTCAACCTTCCATCTATCATGATTTCCTGCCGCACCTGCTGATGTTGTGAATGCAACTTGCTCTGTAGAATAATCATAAAGGTCGTTAAATGAAGTTAAATCTAATTCATCACTACTAAGTCCTGCGCCATAGCGGCTCGATTGACAGTAATCGAGTAAAACGTTACTAGGCTCACTTAAACTGTTTGTTATTTCAAATGTTATTTCACCCATGGCTGTTAAGCCTTCTTCAGCATCGTAATCTATTTCAAAAATAGCATACACTAAGTCTTCATAACTTGTTGATGAAGTGATAGTTGACATTAATGTTTGTGCGGCTACTTTTGTGCCTGTACTTGGAAATATTTGGTTAACACTTGATTGTGCGTTACCGGCAAATACTCTACAACGCATTTTGTTTGCAATTTTTGCCGCTGATGTGCCGTTTGGATCTGTCCAACTAGTTACATTATGACCAGTAAAGTTTAGTGTAGCATCTTGACGTTTGATACTTTGCACACTATATGATCCACTACTAGTTTTTTCACCAATAACCATACAATACACCATAGTGTTGTTTTTGTTTTTGATTTCTGCATCTACAATGATACCACCTGAGTGTATTTTACCATAAAACACTGGCACACGTCTGTCTGTGCTTGGTGATAACTGTATTTTTACTCCTGGATCTTTTGCGGCTTGTATATTTGGTGATTTCATAACACCAGTTACTTTTGCAGTAACATATCCTAAACCACCAGCAATAATTGTTGTTGCAATAGTACCTGCAACTGTTAAACCAGCCGCTGTTGCAAGTGTTACACCTGCTATTGTTCCTATTGACGTTACGATTGCTGTTGCTATTGCTGTAAAAACTGCCATCTACACTTCTCCATATACATAATTTGTTTCGCATCTCTGCCAACCACGTTTTTCTAAGTCAAAGTCTGGTGATATCTCCATGTTGGTTAACGTGAAACCATCTATAACACCTTTTTCTTGCAGTTTTTTACCGTATTCTTGATACTTCTTGAGTAATCTGTAACCCATTGAAGTGTGTCTATACTCTGGCTCTACCCACCAGGCTAATTCTCTCATTGTTTTTACATGTGGTAACCAAACATCTGGTATAATTTGTGCTATCAACATGCCTTGTATCTTTTCTTCTCTTTCTGCTACTAGTATTATGCCTGTTTTTATAAAAGCATCTAGTAGTCTTCTTATATACATGTCATCATACTGTGGTCTTTGTAAAGGCTCATAAGGACTACTGTTAGCAAAGTTAATCATTAACTGCATAATTCTATCGTAGTCTTGTAATCCTGCTCTTCTAATCATTAAAAATGTCCTAAGAATCCCATGCCTGGTGCTATGCCGCCATAGTAACCACCACCGCCACCACGTCCACGGCCTCCGCCGCCTCCGCCGCCGCCGGTGTAACTGTATTCTCTACCAAAGTCAAACTGAACGTTTTGTAAATCTGCTACTCTATTGAATGTTTGGTCACCAGCAAAATGTTGCTGTCTGTCACTTACGTTTGTTCTTTGTCCACTAACTCTGTTTTCTAAAATTGTGTTTATACTTGCACATGTTATTGTAACTGTATTTGTGTTATCACCTTCTATAAAGTCTTCTGTTTCTGATATGTTGAAGTTTGTGATTACACCTTTGTATCTACCATAAACATTACTGGCATTGAAGTCATAATCATTATCAAAAAATGCTCTGCTTATAGTAATGTTGCCGCCTTTTATAGGTGCACCTAAAACTTGTGCCATATAATCTGCTTCTGATGGTATGCCACTCAATGCAACACCTATATCGCCGTTTGTGGTCTTAAGGTCTTCTGCAAGTTCTCCTACTTGTATAAAACTGCCTAGTTCTGTATAAGTGTTACTGTTGTATGTAACTGGCTTATACGCACTACTTAAATGATAAACGTTTGCTCCTAATTGCAAATCAATAAGCAAACAATGAATTATATTGTTTACTCCTGTTACTTGTGGTATACTTGTTGCCATTGTAAATCCTCTATGTTGTGATAATTTCTACTAATTCAAAATCATCACTAAAACTTATTCTATCATGTGGTACTATACTGTAACTAGGCTTCACAATCATTTTTACTTTGAAGTGAACATCTTTGCCTTTTACAACATTACCACTTGTAAGTGCTACACCGTCTTGACTTATAACTGGTCTGTGAACTGGTATAGTTACGTTTGCACCTGTGCTAAAACTTACATCAGATGTTACTTGATAAGGGTATCTGTAACCGCCTGTGTTGCCCACTGGCTGTAAGAAATCACCTTTCTTAAACAATGTGCCACTTCCGCCTAAACCACTGCAATTGACGTATAATTCTCTTGCATTTGATCCTACAGCAGTTATTGTGCCACTTGTTATACCACCTTGATATGCTGTTACATAACTTAAATTAGTGTTTGTGTCACCAATATCAATTGTGGCTTCATCAGTGATGTCTAATGCATCTAAATCTTCTAGTAAGTCTCTGTTTGTGCTGTATGTTAAACCTTCGTGCATACCTATAATAAATCTATAAGGCACAACACTTGTTCTTTCTGCACTAAGCACAACACCACTTCTACTTACACTTTGTCCTGCAATTTTCTTTTTGTCAACTGTGATGTAAGTTGCGTTATCTACTATTGTTTGTAAACTCATTATCTAGGAACCCTCCTTGCGCCTGCCTGCGTTACTGTATATATAAATTCAGGATCCTGTGCTACTAGTTGTTTGAAACTTCTAGCATCTACGGCGTTTATGTTATATGTTACTTTTGTTGATTTGCCCATACCCAATTGTTCATTGTTTACTACATAACCACTGCTGTTAGGTACTAAAAGTTCTGGTCCTCTTTCACCTACAATGTATGGCTTGTTTGCCATAACTGGACCACCGTTTGCTCTTTTACCTATTTTGCTAATTTTGTTTGAACTAAAGTCAATGCTAAAGCCAAATACTCCGAATATTGAACTTAGTATTGGTTGTATAACTGCTAATTTTATTGCTTCTGCAATAAGTTGTTTTACTATTTTCTTAAAGAAGTCTTTGAAGTTGTCTAAAACACTACCACCGTCCATTAAACTTTGTGCTAGTCCATCTGTAAGTGCCTGTGTAGCACTAAAGAATGTTGCCTCAATGTTTTCTGCCGCACTTGCAAAGTCTGATAGTACTGTTGTAGCATCTTGTGAACCATTTTTAATTACAGTAGAGCCTGCTTCTTGTTGCTTTTTAAGAGCTTCTCTCATTTTTTCGGCTTCATGTTCTGCTATGTCACCAGCCAATTGCATGTCATAAATAAGTTGGTCAATAAAGTCCTGTGTGCTAGTTTCTGGAACTACGTTACCTATGTCTTCTAATGCAACTTTGACCATATCAATGCCGCCTGTTCTGGCTTTGTTAGCCGCATTTTCTATGTTCTCAAAGAACTTCTCCATGCTGTCATTACCAGTTGCAAAACTGATTAATCTACCTAGTTGTTTGCCTAAGAATCCTACTGCTTCTACAACACCACCAATGGCTCTTACTGCAAAGTCCATTACTACACCAATAACTTCACCAAAATTGTCTTGTATAAATGCCGCTACACTCTTGAAATGACCATGTAACATTATTAAGAAGTCAACTAATACAGCACCACCTCGTAAAAAGGCAAAAAATGCGTTTACTACACCATCGCCAACTGCTCTAGCAAATTCTTGTATTGCTTCTTTGTTGTCATCATATATTCTAACTAAACTTTGAAAGAATGTTTTGAATTCTGGTAGCATGGCTTCTCCCATACTGCCTTTAAAGTCAAATAATCTATCTTTTGTTTGTGATAGTGCACCACTGAATGTATCATTTAGTTTTTCAGCGGCACCGTCTATGTCTTGTCCAAATTCTCTTAATTTTGCTTTTGTTTCATCTATACTGTATGTAGCACCTGCTTGGAATCCTGCCATAGCAAGAACACCTTTTTCTCTAAACATGTCTGCCGCACCAGCACCACCACTAAATGCTCTTTGTAACTGACTAGCCGCATCTTCAAAACTAAGTCCTGTTGTAGCCGCAATATCTGCCGCTAATCTAGTGTTTTCTTCTAAATCTTTTATGTCTGCACTAACAGTTGCTAAGGCTGGAGTAGCACCTGCAATTTGTTCAAAGTCAAATGGTAATTCTTGTGCAACGTCTCTAATCATTTGCAGAGCCTGTGCTCCACCTTCTGCACTACCAACAATGCTGTTTAAGACAACACCAATGTCTTCAATCTTACGTGCGGCTCCTACAGCCGAACCTAATCCTTTGAATGCCGCTGTAACACCTACTGCCGCGGCGGCTAATGGTGCAAATCTTGCCGCAAGACCCATAATGGACCCTTTGGTCACACTGGCTTGCCCACCAAAACCTTTCATTTGTCTTTCAGCACGACCTAGACCACTTCTAAACTTTTTGGTATCTAAGGTTAACGTTACTTCAATATTTTTAGCCATCCTACTTTCCTACTTTATATTTCTGATATAATCATTTACAAATTGATCCAGTTTGTCTTCAGTTGGTTTGCTCATACCTTGTGGTGCTTGTTTACTCCATCCTTCATCTAACCTAGCCGCATATCCGTATTTTGCTTTTATTACTGGATTTTTTGCTTTTGTGTTAGTTGAAGTGTTATTTCTAGCATTACCACTTCGTACAGGCGTAATATCTTTAAAATATTTACCGCCTTCATCCATAACAGCAGAAGGTAACTCTTCTAATTGATTGAAAAGTTTATCTATCTGCCTTCTGTTTATCCTGAATTTTGACATTTCTTCCTGTTATCTCTTCGTACTGTTTTATCAGTTCCTTTTCGTTATTTTTAACAAGCCTTTGAGGCATTGGTTTGCCTTCACGTTTTGCTTGTTCCATTTCTTGATGTGCTATAGATACATCCATAACCATCAAATCAAATGTGTCTGCCTCTCTTAACACTTGACTAGGCAAACAACTGTATGTCCTAGCCATAGCATCTATAAGTAGTATCCATTGTGTATCTGGCTTATCTGCGTTTATACTATGGCTTGCTACTTTCCCAATGTATCACCAACTAACTTAATAGCCTCTGTGATTACGTCCATTGGTAAAACTTTATTGTCTTTCATCACTGGCTCACCTTTTTCATTGAGCACCATGCTTGTGATTAAATCTGTGTATTGGAATGCGTTATCTTCTGTGATAGCACTCATTTGTGCAAAAACGTCTAAACTTTGTCTATCCCATACCCAAAACTCTAGGGCCTCGCCGTATCTTTCAACGATGTCCTCTTTGTCTATGGTTAGTTTGATTAGTTTGCGTTCTTGAGCTAGTTGGTCTAACTGCATATCTATTTCTCCTGTATATCTCTATCTTGTAAATTGTGTAAACCACTTAGTGCAAACTGTAGTCTGCCTTGTGCTTTACTTAAATCTTTTTCTGCACATCTTATTTCATTCTGTGCTTTGGCAATTTCTGCCTCAAGACTCTTCAGAACCTCCGGAGTCTTGTGATTGTTCCATATCTGCATAACTGTCTTCTTCTTTTGTATTTACCGCCTTTTTGGGTTTTTTACCCTCAGGTAGTTCTATTCCATGCTGTTTAGCATATTCATCTAGATTGTGCCATTCGCCGTTTACTCTAATACTTCTATCTTCGTTTCCGGTCCATACACCATCTTTAAATAATCTTAAAAATTTATGTTCCATAATTGTTCCTCAAGTAGTAAACACCCTCAAATTCATGAGGGTGTCTACAAAGTTTTTCTAACAGATCTCTAGAATACTTATACAGTAGCCTTAGCAATCTCACCGTTAACTACAATAGTCATTGGTGAAACCCAAACTGCCGCATCAATTGATGCCGCTGGAGCCAATCCACTGATAAAACCTTTACCGGAGATATAATTATCTCCACTATCAGCACCTTCAAATGCAACACTAAAGAAAGTTTCAGTCTTGTTTATTGATTGTTGTAATAGTCCA